TGCGTCAGGTGACGCCCGCGACCATCCTGGAGCTGGAGAACCCCGACCCCGAGGCGTTCGCCAACTTCCTGTATCTCGACAAGAAGCAGCCGTGGTTCGCGCAGAACTACGTCATGGCCGACGCGCCCCGCGCCTCGGAGATCAGTCAGACGATCATGGACGGCACCATCGACTTCGCGGTGTGGGCCGACGGCGAGGGCGTGGTGGCGACCTTCCCCGACTACCGCAGCGCGGTCGCCGCGAAGGACAGCGCGCGCCTGACGATGACCGTCAACGTCGCCCTACCGGAGCCGGAAGCCGATGCCGTTGAATCTGGAGCCGCTGCTGTTTGACCTGCGGGTGGCCCGCATCGAACAGGCGATCCGCCTGCGCCACCCGCGACTCCCGATGGAGGTGGCGTTCGTCACCTACTACCAGGACCCTGAACCCGTCACGCTCGATGACGGGGCCGAGCGTCTTGTCCCGGCGCAGGCGGTGTTCAGCCTCGTCGTGCGGAATCCCCGCCATCCCGAGTTCGACAAGATGGTGACGGGGCGGGTGCCGTATGCCTCATGGCGGCAAGAGGACCGCGACGCCCGCCACGACAGCGAGGTCCGACTGGACCCGGCGTATGCCATCTTCGAGCGACTGGTGCCCGACATGGTGCGCTGGTACGAGAATACTCTGGCGCTCGTGTGATGCCAGCTAGGATCGGCTCGTTCACCGGACCCACCTTCGCCTACGGACAGCCGTTGAGCGTCGTGCATCCCCCGGACAACGACTTCACGACCGCCCAGTTCTTCCCCGAGTTGATCGGTGAGGGCGGCATGACCGAGGACGAGCGGGCCGAGTTGCAACGAGAGTACGAGGAGCTGCTGGCGGCCATCACGATCGGGCGCGACTTCTATGCCACGGAGTAAGGCGCTCGACCACGACCTGTTCGATCTCCTGAAAGCGGGGCGCGATCCGGTCGTCTTTGCCGAGGAGGTTCTGGGCATCCGCCTCAATCCGGCCCAGATTCGGTGGTTCACGACCCTCATCCACAACGGCGAGTGGGCGCAGAACTTCACGGTCCATGTCAGCGCCAACCAGACTGGCAAGAGCCTCGGCTGCGCCATCTTGGTCTTGTGGGCCTGCATCTACAAGATCGGGGTGAACCCCTCGGACACGAAGCGATGGCGGGAGGCGCCGTACAACTGGTTCCACGTCGCCCCATCGCAGAACCAGGCGTACATCGTCCTCAAGGACATCAACCTGCTGGCGACCGGCGCGCACCCGGCGCAGGTCAATCCCTGTCGCCTGCCACCGGGGATCGTGACCTTCGAGAAGGTGGACACCTACTACGATGGCTTCACCACGGTCCTCGGTGCCGAGGCCCAGTTCCGCACCACCGAGGAGAAGGCACGGGCCTTGCAGGGACGCCGCGCGCACGGCATCTCGTTCGACGAGGCGGCGTTCGAGATGCACCTGCGGTCGGTCGTGAACGAGGTGCTGTCGATGCGGTTGGTTTCGACCGGCGGCCCGCTTATCCTTGTCAGCACCCCGAACGGCATCAACGACTACTTCGAGATTGTCGAGGCCATCCGTGACAACGCCCACCTGGTCCCAAACACCGACGCGCAGGTCTGGGTCACTGATGACGGACAGGCGCTCGTGTGGTCAACCGTCGCGGACAACATCGGGTTCGGGCTGGCAGCGGAGGAGGTGGCTCGCAAGGAAGCCTCGCTGGACCCCAACACCCGAGAGCAGCAGCTTCGTGGCGCCTTTCTGGAACCTGCGGAGGCGTTCTTTGTCCCGGTGGATGAAGTCCTCAAATCCTTCCGCTCGGTCCCCGGCTATGTCGAACCGCTGCCCGGTCATGTCTACATCGCCTTCTGGGACCCGGCGGTATCCTCGGACCCGATGGCCGGTTATGTGCTGGATGTGACCCGCCGCCCGTGGACGCTGGTGCAGGAGGTGTACGAGCGCAAGCCGTCGGGATTCAACAACCTGCTGGCCCAGATGTACGGCGTCCACGCCCAGCGCAACGGGACGTTCGATGCGGTGCGCGGCAAATCGGTGTGTCAGACGGGGTACGATGAAACCGGCATGGGTGGCAAGATCATCGCGCAACAACTGGCCGGCCTTACCCCGCGTCGAGGTCTGGACTTCGCGGGCATGGGGCGCATCAAGCTCGATGTCCTCGTCAACCTCCGCACCGCCCTGCTGCGGGGCGACCTCGTGATCCCCGACACCTACCACGGCCTGAAACGCGAGTTGCTATCCTATCGGCTGGCAGACCAGAGAATCCTCCAAGACCGGGTGATGGCCTTCGCCGGGGCGGTGTGGCTCGCATCCAAAGGCTTCACGGGCGTCGCGCGGTCGGCGTTCGACCCCAGCCCGGTCGCCGTCCGATCGGCACACAGGTAAGGCATGGCACTTTCAGAACTGGCGAACCTCCTCGATGAAGCGGAGGTGATGACCCAGGCCAACCAGCGGTACACCGATACCGAGTCGTATCAGGCACGGCTGATCTCGCTCTATCGCAAGATGTCGTTCTGGTACGCCCCGCCCGGATTCGACCAGTGGCCCGAGGACGCGATGCGGCGTCCGGGCAAGCTCCACATCACCGAGAACATCGTCAAGCCCGCGGTCGATGTCGAGGCCCGCTTGCAGGCCAAGTTGCCGCGCCTGTCGCTGGTGCCCACCGACCTGTCGCAGCCCGAGCGCGCGCGCGCCGAAGTGACCGAGAAGATGATGCTCGCCTACCTCGAAGCGACCGGCTGGGAAACATGGATGCAAACCCTGTGCCGGACGAAGGCGATCTTTGGCAAGGGCGTCCTGAAAGTCATGTGGAACAGCGATGACAAACGGCCCGATGTGCGGGTGGTCGAGAATCCCGCCAACCTGCGGATCGGGTGGGGATCGTCGGACTTCTCGGACATGGACTGGGCGCTGTACGAATACAAGTTGTCGCCCACCCAGGTCATGCGCCGCTGGCCCGATCTCAAAGTCATGCCCGCACCGGGCAACCAGCCGCTCGTCGTGCTGCCCAAGCGATCAGGCACTCACGACGACCCGCTCGGCCAGAAACTCGCCACCGATCCGGCGACCAACTACACCCCGTCGGACTACGAGAACAAGCAAGTCCTGATCTGGGACTACTGGTATCTCAAGGAGAAGCAGGTCTGCAACGCGATCATCGTCCAGCGCCGCCAGTACGCGAAGGAACCGACGGTCCATCGGGAACTGCTGGACATCCCGTATGTCGTGATCGAGAACGACCACGAGCCGGGATCGCCCGAGGGCATCAGTTCCATCCTGCCCCTGTTGGACATCCAGATCGAGAAGAACCGGGTCATGTCCAACTGGGCACAGGTCATCTACGACGAAACGGCGCGCGCCTACCAGATCAACGCCGACTCGGTGCCCGGTGGCCTGATCCCCAAGCCCGGTGAACTGCTGCCGGTCGGGGAGGAACACGAGGTCAAGCCCATCGGCGGTGGCCCGCAGACCTTCCCCGCTGCCGCGCTGAACGACGCCTTCTGGTTCGACTTCCACCGCATCAGCGGTTTGCCCGAGGTCGCGTTCGGGAACCCCGGTGGCGCCGATGTGTCGGGTCGCGCCCTCGCCGTCCAGATCGAGGGAGCCGCCAACCGCATCGACCCGCGCCGCACCCTGCTGTATGGTGGCCTGCGCGAACTGCTCATCTTCTGGACCGTCATGCTGGAACGGCTGAACCCCAAGATAGAGGTCGGAGAAGGGCAGAAGGTCGGCATCGGTCCCTTCGTCAAGGGCTTCCGGCGCTGGCGTATCATCGCTCCCGAGATCACCCCCCGCGATGTCATTGAACACACCCAGAACACGATCAACAAGATCAACGCCGGGATCATGTCGTCACGGACGGGCATGGACGAAACGGGCATCGACTCGCCCGAGGACGAACTGCACCTCATCGCGGAGGAGCGGTCGAACATCGACCTCAATCCTGGCTTCGTCCAGCAGAAGGCGGCGGTGCTGGCGACGATCCAGCAACTCCAGCTCACCCAGCTCCAGGCCGACCAGCAGCAGCAACTTCAAGGTGCCACGCCCGGTGCTGCCCTCGCCACCGCGCAGGATCAGACCGGCGCCAACAATGTGATGGCCCAGCAGCAGCAGGCCCAGCCCGCTCTGTTGGAGGATCAGAACGGGATATCGACCGGGCCGGGTGGCGTGCCACCGGGGGCACCGACGGGCGGCACCCAGACCACGCTCGTCCGGGCGAATCCGGCGGGTGAGGCGACCACGCTCAACCAGATCGCGTTCAATAGGCCTCTGTAATGGGCCGCGCATCGTGGGGGGCAGCCCAAGACCTGTCGGGCACCTTCTCGTTCCTCTACAACCAGTCGATCGCGGAGGCGAAAGACCTCGCGCTCCGTGCCGAGCGACGGGCGAAGGAGGCGCAGGCCGCAGCCGACCAGGACGCGATCAACAAGTGGCGCGACGGGGCCATGAGCGACGAGGAGTTCCGCGCGTATGCCAGCCAGCGGGCGACCGCAACGGCAGGTGGCTCCGACCCCGACCTCGCGGAATACTGGGCCAACACGCTCCGCGACTTCGAGAGTTCCATCCTGGCCGAAACGATCAGCCTCGAAACCGAGCGGATTCAGGACGAGATCGCGGAGGGGCGGGCGACCTGGGACGACTTGAAGAACTACCTCGAATCGCAGGCCGCGACCCTGCCCGCCGGCTCTCCGCTGGGCGACCAGTTGCGCCAGCAGATCGGAGAAGTGAACGACCGGGTGCGCGACAGCCGGATCGGTGGCGAGTTCGCAAAGATCGAGTACCTGTTCCGATCCGACCAGATCACCGGGCAGGACGCGGCCCAGCAGATGCGGGCGCTCGCAGACAAGTATTACAAGAACACCGACCCCGACCAGTATTACCAGATTCTCCAAGCCGCTCTCCAGTTCGATGAATACGGGTCGAGCCTGTATTCCACGGGTCTGTCCCGCAGTAGTGGCGGCGGGGGCGGTGGAGGTGGTGGCTCCGCGCTCACGGATGACGAACAACTGAAATGGCAGATCGACAACATGGAGGGGACGGACAAGATATTCCAGAACCTCGTCCTCCAGGCCAAGAACCAGCAGGCCACGGGGTCGTTCACCTACGTCGATGAGAACGGGGTGACGCGCATCGAGGAGATTCCCCTGCGCGATGAAACGGGCGCGCTGATCCCTGATATCTGGAGCCAGATTCGGGATCAGTACCTCACCAACATCGACGCCCTGATCGTGGCGAACGACGCGCGGTGCCGACTCGGGAATGGGCCAGCCTGCACCGCGCGCGATAACTGGTCCCTCACCAAGACGAAGGTGATTACCACCGACTTCCAGCCGTTGAACGACGAGGATGTTCAGCAACAGGGTGATCTCTTGCTGGACAACGCGATCAACACGCTCCGTCAGGGAGCGAACAGCACCGATCCGAACGGGAGCTGGGGGGCGACCAAAACCGCGTTCGATGCGCTGACAACCTACAACGATCAGGTGAACACGGCAGGCCGCGTCAGTCGTGGTCGCGTGGCGGAAGGGGAGGATGCCGGCGCTCCGGTGTGGCAGCAGATCGAGGATGCCGTCCAGAACCAGACCACGCCAGGCATGGACTTGAAGGCACAGGCATTGGCAGAAGTGGCCCAGATCATCAAGAGCGGGAAGCCGTTTGACCCGGCCATGCTGGTCAATCTTCTGGCTCCGTGGCTCGGTGTCGAACAGGCCGTCACAGTCGCGCAAGATGCGGTGGCGACCCAGAAGATGATGACCGGGCTATCGGTGCCGCCCAACAAGGACGGGACGCCGGGGAAGGGCGCGTGGGCGTGGGTCTACGATCCCACCGTCCAGTCCCTCGTCCCCAAGCCGCTCGGGGAGTCCGTGTCGGTGATCCCCGGTGCGCCACCGACCATGACGCCGCAAGATACCGACGAGTGGGGCGATCCTGTCGGGGTGGCGCAGGGCACGACCTACACGCCGGGACTCCTGCAACTTGGGGCCGGCAAGATTGCCAATGGGTACATCGGGCGCCCGACCGACACGAACCTCCAACTGGTCCGCGACCCCTCGGCCCCTGGTGGATGGCGGCCTCCCGTCGATCAGGACGAGTGGGATAGTGCCACCGAATCCGGCTCCGGGTTCTTCGATGGGACCTATATGTTTGTGGTTGACCTCGACGGGACGCCCCATGTGTGGTTCCAGGGTGATGATGGCACTTGGCATAAGGACAAGATTCGCGTGAACCCCCGCACGGGGGAAGCCATCGGTGGTGTGCCGACTCCCGCCATTACCGATAACACCCGCGACTCCCAGCGCGAAACACAGCGGCAGGCCACACGATCAGGCGTAGACCCGAGCGCACAAGCGTATTACAGCTTCCACGACGAGTTCCGGGCCAAGACTGGACTGATCGAGGGAACGGATGGGCCGACCAAGCCTCCGCTGGCAACGGACAAGAAGGACTGGTTTGATGCGACGGCGATTCGTGACCGACGGGATTCGCTGATGACCTCGCGGGCAGAGATATTCGAGGGACCGAACACGTCGCCGCTCCTTCCGTCGCAACAGGGCACCTACCGGCCATCGGGCGGGGGAGTGGACGACTCGATCATCTCCCGTCTGCGCGCATCGGCTGATGCTCTGACCAGAACCTCCGGTGTGCTGGAAGGCGTGGACTCATCGTCCACCCCAGCCCCCATTCCGGCACCCGTGGTGGCGCCCATGCCGTACACCCCGCCTCCCCTGACGATCTCCCCCATCCGCCCACCCACCGTGTCGGGCGGGTTCCAGCCGGGGGTAGAGCCAGCACCTCCACCCCCACCCCCACCGCCGGCCATCAAGCCGCCCTCGATCACCTACACCGGCCCTCGGCCTCCGGGTAAGGGGCCGCTGCCAGGATACTGATGGGCTATCTCGACTATCTCAACCAGCGTCGCCAGACATCGGCCTACTACCCCGCGCCACCCACCGGCACGGGGGGATTCACGACGGGCGGGGGGGGACCATCGGGGTTCAAGCCGGTCAACCCGCCTGCCAAGTTCGACATCAACAAGCTGTTCGGCGGGGCGTTCGCGGACTTCACGAAAGACCCATCACGGGGCACGATGAACGTGTTGGCCCAGGCGGGTGCCCTGCCATCCCGCATCTACGAGTCGCCCGTGTCCCTTGTCCAGACCATCGAGGAGCGGAACCCCGGTTTTCTGGAGGCCATCTTTGGGGAACTCACCCCCGGCGGAAAGATCATGAACGCCGAGTTTCGGAAAGCGGGCACGACATCGAGCGAGGCGATCGGGAAGATTCCCCTCATCGGGCCGGCAGTAAGTGCGGTCGCGGGCGCGGCAGACGCACTCATCCGCCAATCCAACAACTTCACGCCGGGATTCATCAACGCCGAGGATGCGAAGGTATGGGGAGCTGTGGGCAACCTGCCGGGGACTACCGAGATCACCGGAGAACTGCTTGCCAAGCACGGCATCATGTCCGATCCGTTCGGAGAACAGACGGGTGGCATCCCGCTAGTAGGCGGTGTCATCAGCGCCCTCTCCGGTGGCTGGACTGGACCCGGTGGCCGCAACAAGACGGTCGCGGAGTTTCGGGAGGAACTGGCGAAGCGTGGGTTCTTCTGGGCCGAGGATGGTGCGCCGCTTTCTCCCGAGTATGTGGCCGGGAGCATCGCGTCAGGCCAACGCGATCCCGGTTCATTCGGCCACGCCGCCGTCAACGACGATGCGCTGGTGGACGGGTTGAGTCGGATGGCGGTCGATCCCACGAACCTCCTCCTCCTCACCGGGGCAGGAGCGGCAGCGCGGCTCCCCATGATCTCGGCACGACTGGCGGGGATGGCCGCCAAACTGCCGATCGCTGATCGGCTGGTCCGTGCTGGGATGCTGGCGCCACAAGCGGTGGGCGCGTCCCAATCGGCGGCAGCGGTGGGCCGCGTGGCCCAGGCGGTGCGGGCAGGGCAGGCGGTCGTCCGCAGCGACGCGGCCCAGATGACCCTGCGAGGACTGGCGACGGCGGTGCGAGGCTACCGCAGGGCATCGCTCGCCACCTACGGGACGAACCAGGCAGCGAACAAGTTGAGTGCGGTCATCAACGAGGTGACCGACGATGAACTGGCGATGTTCGTGGACATGGAGGACTTCACCAACGCGGTGCTGGAGCGTCACCCCATGAGCGACAACGCTGGCTTCATGCTGTTGAGCGCGGTGGCCTTCCCCTTTCGGCAGTACGCCCAGAATGTCCGAGGAGCGGCGGGTGGGGTCACGACCCGCCGGTTCGGGCGGGGCAACATGGACGCGATCTACCGTGAGGCGGCGGATACGGTGAAGGCCGAGCGACGGGCACAAGGGCTTTCAACCTCTCGACCCATCTCTGGTCGCTCCCAGTTCCAGCGGTGGGTCGGCGGTCCCGAGAAGGAAGCACGACTCCAGTTTCATCTCGATATGCACCTCGCCGCCAAAGCTGGGATGTTCGACCCGCAGCTCACGAAGTCACTCGCGGATGCCCAGAGCCTTCCCGAGATCGCGGACATCGTGGCGACCCATGCCGACGACATACGGGCTGGTGTTGATGCGTTCCGTCGGGACGGCAAGGCCACATCTGGGGCGCGGGAGGCCCAGTTCCGCCAATGGTTCGAGGAGGGGGCCGGGGCGGTCATCAAGGACGAGTACGGGAAGGAACTCCAGGTGCGGGGTGTGCGCCCGTGGAACATCAGGGAGGCCGCTCGCCAATGGAGTCGCTATTCCGACATCCAGCACGATCTCATCGCCCCGGTCCTCCGTGAGACAGGCGTCACGGTTGGCCTGCGAAACACCGTGCTGAAAGAGGACATCACCTCGATCCGCCAGAACTTGGGGCGCCTCGCGGTCAGCGAAACGCGGAATGGCAAGACTGTCCAGGTCGTGCCGGTGGCCGAGGTCTTGAAGATCATGGACCGCCATCCGTACCTGTCCGCGAACCCAAAGGAAACATGGTGGGTGAGGTTCCTGCAAGGCGAGCAGAAAGCCCCGACGCTGGCGGCTATCCGAGCCAAGTTGTCCAGCCAGAACCGCAAGGCCCAGTCAGCCAACGAGTATTACGCCTCGGTCGCGCAGTACGAGCGAGCGGCACCGGAGCAGATTGTCCGTGAACTGGTGGACCGCCGCCAAATCTCGAACACCTCCAGTCAGATCGACGGGCTGCGCGAGGCGATGGACGATCCGGCTATCACGCCCGAGGCGTATCAGCTCTTGCGCGAACAGCACGGCGAGCTTATCGCGGAACGGAAGGCCACCATCAACCGTCGGAACCTGGCGCGCGCCGATCGGGATGGGATGAACCCTGATCTGGCGAATCGTATTGAGGCAGATGCCCGCCAGTTCATCAAGGATCAACTCGACCCCAACGCCCCGGAGTTCATCGACCCCATCGACCCCTCGATCAAGATGACGGACCCGGTGGATCGCACGCTGGTCACGATGCTGGAGCGCGAGATGGCCGACATCTCCCCGTACCGACCGAAGGCACCGCCTGGACGCGAACTCATCAAGCACATCCCCGAGGGTGCAGCGGTGCCCATCCGATACCGGACGGCGCTCGGGGAATGGCTCTACAACGATGCGGGCGGCGGGCGCCTCTCGAACTTCACGCGCGCCGCTGCCCGTGGTGGACAGGCGCTCGTCCGGCCCGTGCCCGCCGACACGCTGCACACCGGCACGCGACAGGCGTTGGTGGACATGATGCTGCCCCTCGGCTTCAAGCCGAAAGAGGTGGATGCCATCCTGACCCGCTTGTGGCAGGAAACCCAGACGCACGGGACAGAGTTGGGCGCCGTGGAACTGCGCCTCTATCGGGACATTGGGGCGCTGCTCCCTCGTACCGTCAACAAGATATTCGCGGACGCGGTACACCAGATGCCGGGGAGCCGAGGCGCCAAACTGTTCCCGAAACTCCAAGAGGCCGGCGGCGGCTACCGGATTCTGTCGAAGTCATCGAGCCGCTACTACCGCAACCTCAAATCACGCGCGGACAAGGGGGAGCCTACCGCCCAGAAGTTGCTCGATGCCTACCACACCTCGATCGACGGGCGGGTGTGGGGCAAGTTGACCGCCAGCGAGCGGGTGTTGGCCCGTATGGTCTACCCGTTGTGGCGGTTCGCGCTCGACCCGCGCTGGATCATGCTGAACCACATCGAGGGCGGCATCCTCGCGGCCAGCAAGTACGGGGTGATCGGCCACTACCGCAACGAGCATACCGGCGGGCGGTCCACAGCGGCATCGGACTCGATGCTGGGTCGTGTCACGCAGGATGAAGCGCGAGCTGCGGCGATCGGGGCGGACATCGGATTCGTCAACACCTACGGCAACAAGATGTCCCTGCTCGCCCAGGACGTGTTCAACAAGCAAGCGCGTCGGAGAGGGGAGAACCTTCTGAACGCGGCGGAACGACCGGACCCGAAGGTGCTGGCGGGGCGACAACAGATCATCGAGCAATACAACGCGGCCCACGCCGCTCCCCCTCCTGTCGAGCCTCCTCCTGCTGCCAGAAGCCCCTCCCTCTTGCAAGAGGCACAAGCCGAAGCAGTAAAAGACACACAATCGTTGGCGCGAGAGATTCCTTCCGGTCCCAAGCAGGTCGAGGTGGTAGCTGCACGCGCCAAGAAGGATGCGGCAGTGGCGGCGCTCGATGAGATTGGGCCAGAGCCACCCAAGCCCCCATCCGAGCGCCGTGCCTTCGGGACGCGCGGGCGGGAGAAGGCTGCTCCAGAAGTGGTCGCCGTCTACGACGCGCTATCCAAGCCATATCGCTCCTGGCGCACCAAGTACCTGCGGCTCAAGAAAGAGGAGGTTCAGGCCCAGAACGAGTGGGTTGCCGCAGAGCGCGCGGCTAGTCTGGAACGTAATGCGCTGATGGCGCCCACGACTCCCGTGACCGCGACCTCGGCTCAACTAGAAGCGCCGGGACAGACCCTTCCGCCCGAGCCTGGAACCATTCCCAAGACCAATCCCGAGTACCAGATCAGGGCGTATCACTTCACCAAGCCAGAGAATCTGGACTCGATTCTGGTCGAGGGACTTCGCCGTGACAAGGCCCAGGGGGAAATCTACGGGGAGCCGAACATGATCTGGTTCTCGACCAAGAAGCCGTCGCCCGATCAGACGTACATCGAGGTTCTGGTAGACGCTCGGGACTTGGATATCGCGGGCGCCCCAGAGTTGTTTGGCGCCCGAAGCACCGCCACGCCCGAACAAAGAATCGCCCGCATCGAGCAGATAGAGGCCAACGGATCGGACTTCACGGTGACGAGTGATGTTGTGCCACCAGACCAGATCATCACCCATAATCGACCGTGGTTCCATACCTACAAGTATCTCGTGGAGAACCCCGGTATAGACCCGGCATCTGTGCAGTTCATTCTTCACCACGAGAGTCAGGTGGATCAGGCTCCCGCCGCTCGGAAGTTCACCGGCGAGCAAGCGGCTGCCGCCGCTCCTCCCGCTGCTCCCGCCAAGTCCCTCCTCCCTGATCTGACCGTAGAAACGGCTGCGGAAGCTGCGGAGGCTCGGATGCGCGCTAATCCGCCCAAGACGGCATGGGACCGCAGCGTGTCGAAGTGGTGGAGCGAACGCGACGCTCACGGCGAGGCTCGTGCGCTGTCACAGGATATGCAGGACGCCATCAACCAGTACGGCGACTCGGACCTCCAGCTCCGTGATCTCAAAGTGTCCATCGCGCGCGAGGGAGAGCGGATTCGCTACCGTGCTGACCAAGACCTCGCGGACGGGCGGCTCACGGCAGCGGAACACGCCGACCAGGTGCGGATTGCCGATGAACACGCGAACATCTCGAACAAGCGCCTGTCAGAGATTCTGATAGATGAGATGTACCAGCGCGATGAGCCTGGTGGCCTCCAGAAGCTCATTGACGAGAACGTGAACCGGCTCCTGACCGCCGAGGAGCGCGTCGCCGCCGCTCCGCTTCTGCGTCGGCTCCACGATGTCAACCTCCAGGTCTGGGAGGATGTGCGAGCCACGATGTACGGCAATCCCTCGCGCTCGAACCTCGAACGTACGCTCAACTCGTTCTGGCTGTTCTGGCCGATCTCGTACCAGATCAAGGCCGTGAAGTGGCTGGCCGACATCATGCTCGGTGGGTCGTTCGGATTCAACACCAACGCCCTGCTCGGGGCGAAGTTCGCGGTCTGGGAGCAGGAACACCAGAAGGAGATGGCGAACAACCCGTCGCTCCAGGCATTGTACGAGGCCAACCCGACCCTGTGGTTCGCTGCCGAAATGCTGATGCCGATGACGCCCGATGGGATGGGGGTCAGCCTGAATCGGATCGTGCGGAACATCGGGGACACCGCCGCGATGGAAGTCCTCGGTGCCGAGGAGCCACCGTTCGGGACATTCTCGATGGCCGAGGACCCGTCCCGCGCGGCGGGCTACTGGCTGAACATGGGTCCGCTCTACACGGTGGACTGGGTGCAGCGCGTCCTGCGTGATGTCTACCAGCGGGAACAGGAGCAGACGACGGTGCCCTCAACATATCGACGCTCACAGCCGTCCCTCCCCGCGCTTACCGTCCCACTCCGTTGACAGCCAAATCCCTGTGCTAGCATAAGGAGAACTCATGGCAGACGAACTTCCCGCCGGTCAGCCGGAACCCGAGGCGTCAGCGTCAGCGCCCGCCGGGGTCAACCCTGACATCGAGAAGATCAAGGCCGATCTCAAAGCCGAGTTGCAGGCCGAGATGGACAAGCGCGTAGGCGGTTTCCAGACGGTCATCAACCAGCAGCGAGATGAGCTTGCCCAGTTGAAGAACGCCACTCTGTCAGAGGAGGAGCGGGACGAACTGGTGCAGGACGAGAAGGACAATCGCATCGCAGAACTGGAGAGCCAGATCGCTGTGGCGGCAGTCGCCGCCAAGTATCCGGCCATCGGGGATGTGTACCTCAAACTCCTCAACGCACAGAGCGAGGAGGAGCAGGCGCAGATTCTTCTCAACATGGTGCAGGCACCAGCGGCTCCCCCCGTGGAGCCAGAGGCGCCGGCAGCCGTGGACAGCAACAATCCCGCCCAGACGGTCGGGGACATCATCGGTCGGCTCCCAGACGGGACGCCCCTCACGGGCGATACCGCATGGGAGATGCTCCGCAAGATGGGTCCCGGTCCAGCGGCAGGGTAAACCCGGAGCCGACAGGCTCCACCTAGAGAAAACGACATGGCGCTGACAGACTCCTCTGCTTTGGGGTCGGTACTCCAGGCAGCCTTGCAGAGCAAGGTTCTGGAGCCGCTGCGCGCCCAGCTCGTCTTTGCCAACAAAGCATGGGCCGAGATGGGACAGTTCAAGCCGGGAGCGGACATCATCAAGTTCGGCTCCATCGGTGAACTGTCCGTGGCGACCACGCCGCTGACGGAGGGCACCCCGCCCACCGCCGTCGCGTTGTCCATCACGACCACCCAGATCGCCGCAACCCAGTTCGGCAACCTGGTGGACATCACGGACCTCGCCAAAGTCAAGTCGCCCTACGACTTGGCCCAGGCTGGCATGGAGAAGCTGGCTCGCAACGCGGCTGAAACCATCGACCAGCTCGCCCGCGACGAGATCGCCGCTGGCGGCACCTTCTTCAACGCCGAGTTGGGCAGCGCGCTCCGCTCTGACATCGACTCCGGCGACCTCGTGACCTCCGCAACCTTGAAGCGGTTGCGGGCCAAGATGTTCAAGTCAAAGGTTCCGATGGCAGGGAGGCACTACTTCCTGCTCGTCAGTCCCGATGTCGGGTTCGACATTCGCTCGGACAGCGGCAACGGGAACTGGACCGACGTGAACAAATACACCGACCCGTCCATCATCAAGGATGGCGAGATCGGCACGATGGATGGCTTCCGCATCATCGAGGTCGTGAACGCTCCGACGTTCTCCTCCTCGGTGCTTGTCCATGCCGCCATCGCGTTCGGCTCGCTCCCCGGATGGGGATGGGGCGACCTCCAGACCCTTTCGACCCACGATGTCCCGCCCGGCGGTCAAGGCGATCCACTCAGCCAGTCTCACAAGATCGGCTGGAAGGTGGACTTCGGCGTGGCTTCGCTGTCCAACGCGCGGTACTTCCGGCTCGAATCGGCCGCAACGCTGGTTTAGGAAAGGAGTGAGCTGATATGCCTATTGTGCGACCGACCCACGCCTTCCCGATTCCGGCTGGGTTCACGTTGGCAACTGCCGACGATGTGAACGGGACCAATGACGGTTCCCAGTACCTCGATGTGTCTGGCAAGATGCGAGTCTTGTATGTCCAGATCAACAACGGGACCGCTGGGACCACCGGCATCGACGCCATCAATGTCAGCTTCGACGGAGGTGTGAACTTCGTTGACGATGACACCCTGCTGGCACTCGCCTCGGACGACGACTCGGGTACGGTCATCGTTGACGGCCTGCTCAATGCAGCCGGCGCCGAACCGACCGGAGCCGCTGTGTTCAAGGGTGGCCCGTATCTCGGTCAGGTGAAGGTCCGGTGTGCCCGGAACGTGGCAGACGACGCTGCAAGCGCCGCCTGGACGACCGGAGCGCCCACGGTCCTCGCCATCACCGTCGGCTAGTCCTCTGGGTGGGGGTCGTCCCTCGGCCCCCACCCGATCATCAGGAGCAACGAGATATGCCACTTCTGCGGCAGGGCGGTGGAGCGATCCTGGGTCCCTATCCCAAGATCACCAAGTCCACCGCGACCGCCGGGACGGGTCCACACTCGTCCGGTGTAACCTCTGTGCCGATCCCCAACACCCAGTACGCCGGAACGCCCACGCTCGGTGCCCCGGCGGGCACCCCGAACAGGGGACTGGAGACGTTCCCGACGATCTCCCGTGACAACCCGAACGGGCTTCGGCGCGGACGGGAGGGCCGACTGATCGGCATTGGGGCAAAGAAGGCCATCGCAGCCGGGGCGCCTCGATTGGGAACGCCGGGACGCATCACGCCGCTGTCCATGCCCGCCCGCTCCAACGCGGGAGGTGCCGTCCGCGGTAAGGCGCGTGCGACGCAGGTGCAGACCATGAACAAGGCGCGCATCACCGCTCCCTCCACGCGAGCACGGAAACCACGCAGTCGATCTCGCCCGTACTAGAGGGCGCTCATGGCGAATACACTCGCAACGCTCTCGTCCAAACTGGCGCAGCAGCTCCGCGACACGGACCACGCGACGTGGAACTCGATCGAGAAGGACGATCTGGTCCGCTGGTCGGTGGCGGGCCTGTTTCCCAAACGCTCCCGCTACCCCGACCCGTCACTGTCCGCCCAGACGATCACGCTGGTTGAGGGCACCTACTTCTACTCCCTGCCGACCGGGATGCTGGAGGTCAGCACGGTCGATCTGATCGACACCAACGGGGACGAGGCTGGCCCGGTCGATGGTGCCTCGTGGCAGGTCACCGGGGAATGGCAGGGCGGGACACAGAAGCTCCGCCTGTCACCGCAGATCGTGGACAACATCGGAGGGACGGTGCGACTCCACGGCTACTCGCGCTTTGAGATCGGTACGGTCGGGGCGGGCATCACCCTCGCCACCAGCGCAGCGGCAGACGACATCATCGACACCGCGACCGCGCATGGCTTCGTGTCCGGCCAGCCCATCGAGTTCGCCAGCCTGACCGGAGGCACGGGCCTGACAGCGGGCATGGTCTACTTCGTCCTCGCTGCCAGCCTTGCTGCCCAGACCTTCAAGATCAGCACGGTAGTCGGTGGCACGGCGGTCAACTTCTCGACCGACATCACCGCCGGCACGGTGTTCGCCACCCAATACATCCCCGATGACCTGGTGTCGCTCGTCCTCGCCAATGCGCGGGCCGAGGCGTATCGGCGGATGGGGGCGGATCGTGCCGCCTTCGCCAACTGGCAGGCTGCCAACCAGCGCCAGAATGTGTCGATCAACGAGTTGTATTCGCTCATCACCGAGGCCGAGTCGGAAGCGATGCGAACTGACCGCTCGGTGCCCCGCGTCTGGCGTCGCCCCGTCCCAGGACGAGCGGGCTGATGTGGGCCATCTTCGATGACAGCCACCGCCGACTGGCAGCGACCTTCAACGGGCTGACGCTCAACGACCCGACGGACGATCCGCAGGACTACTACGAGATCAGCGAGATTGTGCCGCGCACCTCGTACGAGGCGGTGACGGACGCGAACGCCCAGCGCGACGGCATGGAGGTCTACGAGGCCCGCAAGGTCGTGCGGACCATCCTCGTCCGGGGCATGATCCGCGCGCCGTCCATCGCCGCCCTGTACGACAAGACCGAGGCGCTGGCGGTGGCGTTCGACCCAGCCCTCGCCTCGCTGAACAACCCCTCCACCGACGGCTTCCTGCCGCTCGACTTCTCGGTGCCCACCGAGGATCGGACGAACTACCTCGATGGGTTCATCCCGTCGCGCTACTACCTGCGCGCGCTCGACCCGCCCGACCCGCCGGACAGCCGCTACATCGGGACCAGCCAGCGATTCGCCATGACCCTGATGGCTCGTGACCCGCGCCGCTACCTCCAGTCCACCCTGACTCTCGCGGGTGCGGGCACCTTCGCCAACACGAAGGCGGACTACATCAGTTGGCCGACCGTGACGATCACGATGGCCGGCGCGGGCAGTTCCACTTACCAGGTCGCCAACAGCACGCTGGGACGGACGGTATGGCTCGACCTGTCTGGTCGTAGTCCATCAGACATCGTGGTCGTGGACATGGAGAACCAGCAGGTCACGATCAACGGCACGGTCAACAACGGGATCGTCGGCACCTCGACGGCGTGGTTCTGGGTCAAGCCGGGGAACAACACGATCGCCGTCACGAACGGAACCAATGCCACCACCTCAACCACGGCGCGGCCCGCGTTCGTGATCTAGAGGTCAGCCATGAGCTTCGCTGACCCGCAGTACCGCCTCCAGCTCTACCAGTTCACCGGCTCGTTCGGGATCGGGCAACTGCTCGCGGAGCCATCGCGCATCAAGAACCTCGGCTGGGCGATCTACCTCAACGATGTGCCCGAGATGTTCGTGACACTCGACCAGGACGACCCGGCCATCCTTGCCCTGCGAGGGTATCTGGGCAAGTGCCATGTCCGCGTCCTGCGCTCGGCATCGGGTGGCCCGTGGGAGACGGTGTGGACTGGGTTTGGCATGGCCGAATCGGATGCCAACGAGCGGGACGTGGTGTTCACCTCCTACGGCTACCTGTCGGGCCTGTGGTGGCTCCACACCGACTGGGACCAGTCGTGGACGACCCAGACGGTCGGGACCATCGTGAACGACCTGTGGACGCGCGCCAAGACGACGCTCACCCAGTCGAACCTGAACTTCGTGACGACCGGCACGATTGAGGTGCCCGTCACGACCAGCGGTGGCGCGACACCCATCACCCTGCCGTCATACCGCGTCTACTACAAGCGCATCCTGCTCGCCCTTCAAGAACTGGCGGCGCTGTCGGCATCGGACACCAACAATGGGGTGGTGTTCGAGATCACCCACTCCAACACGCCGACCTTCAACCTGTGGAAGAACCTCGGCCAAGACCGGACGACGATGATGTGGGAGTTGGGCGGCGCGGTCATGTCGTACCGCCAGATTCAGTTGCCCGTCCTCCATCGCAACAACCTGCTCGCCGTCGGCTCGCCGGCCACCAGCGCGGTGTACCGCTTTGAGACATCGAACGGCGGGGACATCAACAACTGGGGGCGGCGGCAGGAGTCGCTGTACCTGTCGTGGGTGCGGGACCAGACCGAGCTGGAGCGCGTCACGAACCGCCGGATGTCGATGGCGCTGCGCGAGGACATCTACCTCGAACTGCGGATGCGGAAGGACCGCATCATCCCGCCCGGTGCGACTGGGGCGGGCTTCATCCTCGGGGACCGAGTGAAGATTCGGATTGACCACGGCATCACCCAGATCAACGAGTACCGCCTGATTACCGGCGTCCAAGTCCTGTTCGTGCGCGGGGTAGAATCGGTGCGCGTGTTGAGCCAGCAGCGGCCCGGAGCCTGATATGCCCGACGAACCAGACATCAACGCGCTCTTTGGCACGTTCCGGTCCACGCGCTTCACCGAGGGCAGCGATCCCAACCGCGTGCCCCAGTCGAGCGCACCGGGCACCGGCAACCCGCAGCCGACCGGCTGGATTCAGGATGGGGTCGTCACCGCCTCCTCGCTCGACACCACCGCGCCCGCTGCCCCGACCGGCCTGACGCTGACCTCCGATGTCGTCATCAACAGCGACGCGACCTCGTATGTGCGCCTGCTGGTTGGCCTCGTCCAGCCCGCCGACAGCGACCTGTTCGGCTCGTATGTCGAGGTCACGGCCAACAACGACGGGGCAGGCAACCCGGTCTGGGATCGCCCGGTGGTCATCCTGATCGGGGAGTCGCAGACGCAGAACCGGGTCGAGAATGTCCAGGGCAACACCCAATACTGGGGCCGCGCCCGCGCGGTGGACATCCTCGGCAACTTCTCGGCCTACACCAGCACCGTCACCCACACCACGACCCGTGACCAGACCGCGCCCTCGGTGCCGACCGGCGTGACCGTGACGGCGGGGTTCCGGGGGTTCGGGGCGTACTGGGTGCCCGCCACGGCAGCCGATCTCATGTTCTACCAGTACCGCCGCGCACCGGACCTGTCGGGAGCGCCCGATACCGCCCAATGGGTCTACGCTGAAACGATCGCCACCACGATCTTCGTGGCGAACCTGCTGCCCAACGTGACCTACTGGTTCCAGGTGCGGGCGGTCGATACCTCGGGCAACGTGGCGACCAGCATCTCGGACGCCACGGCGGTCCAGTACCAGCCCAACCCCGAGGCGGGTTGGACGACGGCCCTCTCGGTCGTGCCCACCCTCGTCGGTGCCGCCGACCTCGCGGTGAACAGCGTGTCGGCAGCCAGCGGCCATATCGCGGACCTGAACGCCGACAAGTTCACGGCAGGGACGATGACCCTGACGCCCACCACCGGACCTACGGCGATCAAGGTCAACACGGCGGGCGGGGTCACGACCGTCCAAGTCCTCAACGATGGCACGGCCAAGTTCTTCGACCAGGCCAATCCGAACCGCTACCTCGTCATCGACAGCGGCCAGTTCAAGTTCACCCTCGACGGGGGTGCGACCTTCACGACGGGGGCCACACCCGATGGGTTCTATGGGGATGCCGTCAAGCTCGGGAGCCTGCCGGGTGGTCACAACCTGATCCGCAACAGCTCGTTCGAGTTGTACGGCTACGTCGCGGTCGCCTCGACCGCCATCTTCACCAGCGATGTCAGCACGCCGGGCTGGAAGGCGGCGAACCGGACGACGGCACCGGACAATGTGACCGAGAGCACGGCGCTGACCGTGACCACGTTGGCGTATTAGAGATGGCGACGAAGAACTTTACAATCGCCGCCGACGCCCTCGTGTCCCTCCTCGGCGGGGCCACCAGCGTCGGGGCCGGTGCGGACCAACACCTGCCAGTCGGGATGGGCAGCGCGTCCACCACGCCCGTCCGGTCCCTGCTGATCTTCAACCTCGACTGGACCGGGGTGGCGTCCATCACCGATGCCAAGATGTACCTGTACCGGACGGCCTACCACGGCACTCCGGTCGCCACGAGTTTCTACATCAAGCGCGTCACCTCGTCATGGACGGAGGGCACCTACGGGGCGGACGAGGGCTGGTACGCGGCCAACGCGGTCCATTGGAACAACCAGCCCTCCACCACCACGTCGGGTCATGCCAACGCCGGCTCGGTCGCCGGATGGAACGAACTGCTCATCACCGACATCGTGAAGGCATGGGCACCGAGC